GCAGAGTCTATTTTGACAGAATCAATTGCCGTACCATCAGAAACAATATCTAAGTCACCATCAGCATTACTATAGATATACGTTCCTGTATCTTGGAACATTAATTTCTCTGTACTATTAATAAGAATATCATCTGAAAACTTAAAGTAGTCTTCATCTTCCATCCATGATAATACTCCATCGTTAGATGCTGCATTAAAAGTAATAACTACATCACTTTCAGCATTCGTACCGAAAGTTAAGCTATTACCATATAAAACTGTAATAGGACCACCATCTCCTGCTGTTGTCCCATCATGTGAGTGTCCAGTACTTACATGAAATGTATTTACTAATTGATTAAATTCATCATTAAATAAAGCAGCAGTTATGCTGTCTCCATCACTAAATGAACTTTGCCTTGTATATGTTGCCATTTTTTATTATCTCCTGCCTGATGGTATGTAATCTACATACAATCCATTTATTACATAAGGTGCTCGTGTATCGCTACTTAATACTGTAAAACTATTACTAGTTCCACTTCCTTGTAAAGGTATTCTAATCATTGGGTTCGATACTGCACCAAACACATTTGACCCAAAGACTGCTTCTCCAAATACAGAAGAAGGACTAACTGTTCCAAAGGCAAAATTATTCGTATGTTGAGGTATCTCTGTATTAGAATAATCAAATTTAACCTGTAATTCTGGACTTACAATCCCTTCTGCTCCTATTGAAACTCTACAATAATGTAAAGTTTTTAAAGTTCCTAAATCACCATAATCATAATCTGGTGTTTTATATCTTGCTACAATACCTGTTCCATCGAAATCATTACCAGTATCATGATTATAAATATAACCATCTTTAGAGCCATGATAATATCTTTCAACTTCTGTAGCATCAAAGTCAGCACCTATTGCTGTAACTTCTAATCCTTTTGTCTCAGACCATTCAAATCCATTTGGTCTAAGAGTTCCTATAATTCCTCTTTGTGCATTCGGTGATGCACCTAAATTTGAGTAATATAACCTGTATTGTGATTTCTCTCTTAATACTGTACTAGTTATAGTCCATAAATTAATGTTCTTAGCTAATGTAGTAATGATAGGTTGTATAGTTTTACTAACTGTACCTAACTCAACATCACCAATCCTAGCTGTACCTGCAATGGTTCTTATACCATCGGGGGCTAAAAATACTAAGTCACCAGCAATCTCTTGAATACTATGACCACTTAAACATCCTATATTTTCAGCAATAGGTACAACTGCTGTAGTACTTGAATCATTTATATTAATAAGTTTATAAATACTATTTTTACAAAATATAAATAAGTCAGTTCTGAAAGATGCTATACCTACTATTTGGTCAGTTAAAGTAATTGCACCTGAACCTGAACCACTAAAGCTTGTAGGGTCTAATAAAGCACTATAATATACTGTACTTAAATTATCTTCAACACCTGCAGCTATTAAATGTCTATCATGGTGAGTTATTAAACCTACACCTTTTGTACTATTAACTGTTATTTCTTCTGAATAAAAAGTTCTACTGGCTAAAGCACCATTTCCTTCCATTCTAAAACTATATAGTTCATTAGCACCATCAGATATTATTAATTGTCCGTGGTCATAATTAGCACCTTCAAATAAAGCGAACTGTGTTTGTCCTTGCCCAGTTCTAGTTAAAGTACTTCTTCCTGTAAAAGCAGTATAATTATCTCCACTACTAGCTACAGAACTTCTATTTATAGTTAGCCAAGTAATTCCATCTTGACTAAAATAAATACCTGTTCCTGCACAAACTACAACACCATCAGCATAAGGCATTACACCTAATATAGTTGTGGCACTACCTGTAGGTTGAGTACCATTATCACCACCAAATTTTGTATATCCATTAATCCTTCTATATCCACCTTCTACGGATATTTCAAAATTTTGTAATTCAACTGCTGCTCCGGGACTTCTTAATAAATCTATTTGATTAGAAGCTGTTACTAAGCCTCCTTCGCATGCAACTGTATATGGTTGTGCTGTTGCCATAACTAAAAGTAAGTTCTATCGTCTGTCATATATTTAGGCTGTGGATTCAATAGATTTGATTTCATATGCCTCATAGCTTTCTTAAAATCATCTAATGCAAATGCAGCCTGCTGTGGACTTTCTTTAAATTGCCATACATAATAACGAACTCTTGAAGTAATAGTATTACTATATTGTTCTGGAAAAGCTATTGTATCTCCATGAGCTGATAGTTTTGTTGGCTTTGTGAATGCATAAAAATGCACATTATAAACTTTGTCTGGTATTGGACTTAATCCAAATTTTCTATTGTCGGGACTTTTTATTATATATGTAGGTTCACCATGACTTGCATCTGAACCTTCTGCATCATCTGAGTTTTCTGTATCTCTGTAATATCTTTTCCAATCATCTAAAGTTAAAAATTTTAATCCTTTAGAAACATATGGAGTTGTTTCACCACTTACATTAATTGTTGTTAAATAAAAATCATCCCAGTCTATTGATGCATAATCTGTAGTTATACTTGAACTACCAGATTTTATTGTGTACCATCTTGTTCCTGCTACTGTTGCTACTGTTACATTCCCATAAAAAGGGTCTGTACCTCCACTAGCTGCTGCAGCAAAGAAAGGCAACTGTGGTTCTTCATTAGCTATATCAAAAATAGCTTTATTAATTGCATCTTTTACAAATTGTTGTAATCCTACTGCACTACCAAAGTTAGCAGATGTTAAAGGAATCTCATTTAATTCCCTTAAAATTTCATTACTTAAATCTAAATATGTTGTTGCCATTTAAAATTTCCTAAAAGTGGAGGAGTCCGAAGACCCCTCCGAGTTATTATGTATTAGTCGATAACATAAAAACCACCAACCATTGCTTCTTCTCTTAAGACTTTACAGCCATAAACATGAAGACCTCTTACGATGTCTCCAAAAGATGAAGGGTCTCTCAACACTTCTGTTGAAAGAATGGTATTAGCAGTTGCAGTAGAACTCATATGTCCAGCTAACACTTTACCAGTTGCATTCGATGTTGCAGCGATATTGTTAGATTTGTACATATCAAATCCTCTGAGTTTTCCACTAGATACTAAGCCATTTCTTATAGAACCTTGACCTGCGTTGTAGTCAACGGATAACATTTTAGACCCTGACTTTGCTAGCTCTTCATAGAACTCTGGTCCTGCAAGGAACCATCTACCCTCTTCGGGTACATTTTGTTCATCTAAGAGTCTAGACATTCTAGCCATCATGTCTAAAGCATCCACGCCAGTTCCATCTGAGCCAAGCAAATCAACAGAGTTGGTTGCATGTGTCATAGTTGCATCAGCAGTTGAGCTGTCTGAACCTATGATATGGTCAGGTGAACTAGCAGACAATCCTGCAAACATTTTAGCAATAACAGCAGCGTCATATGAATCTCTTAGAGCATATGCAGCAGATGAAGAAGCTACCTCTTTCCAGTTGACATGTGACATATTGCTCTCAATATCATCTACGATGAATTTAAAAGCTTTAGCACTATCAACAACAAGAGTTAATTCTTGGTCTGTTAGCTTAGTTGCAGTTGTGTCACTACCTCTAGTATAATCAGATACTGAGATAGTTGGTTCTTTAATAATCTTTACAGAGTCTCCGAAAGCAGAAATTTCACCAGCATAGTCGGTGTTTGTAATAGCTTCTGCTACCGAGGCTTTCCTAAAGAAGTTTAAAACCTTTTTAGAATAAACGGAAGGTAGGAAGAAACTATTTGTCTGTCCACTTACAGAGTTTGCAAAGTTAGCATTAGTATCGGTACTTGGTTCAAAATATTGAGCCATGATACTTCTCCTGTGTTATTAAATAGTTTATCTTATGATTCTGCCTTCTTGCATAGCATCTGATATTTCCTGTTCGTACTTATCAAATTCTGCCATGCTCATTGCAGCAATCTCCTGTTCGGACCAAACTTTCTCCTGCTTTGGTTCAACAGTTTTAGTTTTTGTTGACACCATATCAGCAGCAGTCTTTCTAGTCCTTGAAGATGACTTTTCCTCTTTTGGTAAATCCATCCCCATATCTCGCTTAAATAAATCGAGAGCACGAGAAGCTAGGTCAGCATCATCAGCATTTGA